TCTTGCTGCAAGCGCAAGAATGCCCGCACCTCACCGAGACTCGGCCAAGCCGCCATGGTGTTACTTGGCCTCGGCCTTGCGGGCCGTGCCGGTGCCGTTGCCGTTGCCGTTGCCGTTGCTGTCGGGCGCGGCCGTTGGCAAGGTGCCCGCGATGGTGAGCGGCACAAAGGCGCCGGTATTGGTGTGGCCGTAGGCGAGGTATCCACCGTAAGCCACCTCAACACCAAGGATGCTTGGCTCAATCACGCTCAAGAGTCCAATGACATCCTCATAGGCCTCAAAGAGATTGGATGGCCCGATGATGCATGTGCCATCGGAGAACATCGGCACCACGATGCGCGGGAGGCCGAGCACATCACCGCGGAAACTGGCCAGCGTTGAGGATCCGGCCGCGGTGTCATTGTCGCCATCATCGGTGAGCACCACCCTTTGCACATCGACAAGAGAGCCGAGCGCGGCCCACACATCGAGTGAGCACCACAAGCGGTCGGGCATGCGCTTGCCCGCGTTGTATGAGCGCATGGCCGCGGTGTAAAGGCCGGTGGTCCACTCACCGAGACTCGGCGCCGAACCGGCCGCACCGACCACCACCGGTGTGCCGGTGGCATTGGCCGTGAACTTGTCCGCCACCACACCCTCAGTCTCAACGGCATACACATCGGCCAGGTCTTGTACCAAAATGTCCCAGGCGCTTGGGCTTGACCAATCCATGTCTTGGCGTGAGATGTCAACGGATCCGCCATGAGTCTCTTTGACAAATGGGATTTGGGTGATGCTCATTTTGCGCGACGGCAACGCGGTTTTTTCCCCAACTTGCGGGCCGACTTGCACATGCTGAGTGATGCTCGGCCGTGAGAACTGTGTGCCGGGAATGTTGCCCATCGGGCGCGCCCCACCGAGTGAGGTGATGAGCGGCCGGTTGGCATCGATGATGTTGACCACACCACCCACGATCGGCTCGGGCAAAAGGCCCGGTGTATCGGCCGTTGTTTGGTCGGCGCGCTGCGCGTAGGCCGCGGCCAGCCGGGCCATGGCGGCCTCATCACGATGGCGCCCGCCCGCATCCATGTAACCGTGGCCGCGCATGTAGTCCACGAGAAACTCACCCGGTGTGCGATAGGAGCACCCGCGCTCGGCCTCGGCCATGCGCCGCGGTTGGGCCGTTGGCTCGGGCCGGGGCAACGCACCGACTACATCGGCATGCGTATCGCGCAAAGTCTCATATGCGGCCAGCGGCTCAATCTGCGCGTCAATCTCGGTGATGCGTTGGCGGCATGCATCGAGCACACCGCGCTCGGCATCCACCAAGTCTCGGTCATCACCCACTTGGCCAAGGATTGAATCCATGGTGCTGATCTGCTCGGCGCGCTGGGCGCGCAACCGCTCAAGTACGGCGTTGGGCATGGTCTTACCTTTCCGTTGAAATGACAGGGCGCCGAGCGGTACGGCATGCGGTGTCTCAACGGTGGCCTAGCGGTGGCCTTACGGCCGGGCGCCGGGCCGGGCGCCGGGACGATCGTTGTCGCGAATCGTCAACTAGGTGGGGAGCGTAGCCCCTCAAGCTCGGTGCGCCAAGCATCGGCCTCGCGGCGGTTGCGCTCGCGGGCCATGGATGACCGCTGCGCGATGTCAAAGGCCGTGCGGACACCGAGCACCTCGGCATCCTCAAAGACCGGCGTTGGCGTCAAGCTCACCTCAAGCAAGCGTGACTCGGTGCGCACCACGGTGTCTTTGTGCTCGGGGCCAAGGGCAGGATCCCAATCGTCACAGTAGGTCCACTCGGATCGGATCGGCGCAAAGCCGATGGACATGCCAACCAGGTCACCGCGCTCGGCCAACTTGGCACCCTCTTGGGCCTCGGGCCGATCGTTGAGTTGCCACACACCGTGCAAGCCATCCTCGGCATTGATCCACTCGGAGGCTTGGCCAATGGGCCATGTGCGGTTGTCGTGAAACAAGAGCAGCGGCAAGGCGCGCCCGGTGCCGCCACCGGTGGACCGCTTGAGTGAGTCGCGCGCGTGCATCTCGCGGAACCATGCAAGCTCACCCCACGTATCAAAGGGCACGGCGCGCCCCTCAAGGTACCGATACGGTTTGCCGATGGCTTGCACATCGCGCATCTCAAGAGTGGCGCCGTACATGCGGGCCTCGGGTGCATTGCTTGTGGTCATGTCGGTTCCCCTTGTGTTACCTCACCATCTTCCACCTCGGCCGGTGGTGGCGGCTCGTTACCGGTGCCTTGATCCGCCATATCGGCACCGGTACCCACCGCACCTTGTGAGGTTGGCGGCAAGCCCATCAACACGCGGGCCTCGGGCAATGAGATGAGGCCCGCGTTGAATGCGGCCACCGCGGCGGTGGTTGATGTCGCGAGATCCTCGCGCAAGAGTTGGCCACGGTGGAATCGCGCCACCGTGCCGCGCGGCAACCAAGCATCCGACCACCCGGCCTCAAGATCGGCCAACACCGGCTCAAGGCTTGTGCGCAACACTTGCTGATACTGCGGCCCGGCCGTGCGGTAGGTCATGCCCGCCACCGGCGCACCGAGCCAATAGCCATCAAGGTTGAACATGTTGGCCACGTCCAACAAGCTCAACCGGCGGGCCTCGGCAAGTTGGGTATCGGTCGGTGACCATGCGAGCGGTTGCACCACCGTGCCATTGGGCAGGATGACCGGCTCGCGCGTCGGGCCGCCGAGCAACGTTTGCCAATGTTGCTTGGCCTCATCGGCAGTCTCTTGGGTGAGTGTGGCTTGCGGTGTGATGACTGCCACACTCGGCACCGCGCCATCACTCAACGCGTTGCGCTCATACTCTTCCTCCATGGCCACGCGGTCAAGGGTGGCCAAATGTTCTTCAACCACACCGACACCGCGCACCGGGTACCACCGATCGGCGCCGCGGCGGATGTGCACCACATCCTCGGTTGGCAATGAGGTGCCAAGGTACCAATACGACGGTATGAATGATGGCGGGGTCCATGCGATATAGACCCATTGCACCGGCAACCAAGCCACGGCCGCGGGCCACCCATCGGCACCGCGTGCGGTGATGAGTGAGATGGCATTGCCGTTGAGCAAGTAATCCTCAACGTTGAGTTGCACATACTCGGGACCACCTCGGAACGGATCCGGCTTGCTCAACAAGCGCGGCACCGGTTGGATCTTGTCGTAGCCGCGCCAAGCCTCAAGCGGCATTTGCTTGACCAGGCCCGCGTAAAGTTGCAAGGCCCGGCCCACCGCGGGCACGCGCCGCGCACTTGTCGAGTCATACACATACGCGCCGGGCATGCCATATCCGGCCATGTGCGACCCCGGCAACGAGATCCCACCGCCGGGTGCGCGCACCGCTCGGCGGCCACCCGCGAGTTGGGCGGGCATGGCGGCCATGGTCACGGCACCCGAGCCTACGTTGCCGCGTGCCGGTTCCCAAGTGATGAGTGCCGCCACCGAGCGCCGCGATGGCTTAGGCGGCCGTATGGCGGCCTCTCACGGTCATCGGGTGGCATGCTCGGTGCGGGCCTCGGCCGGGCGCAGCGGTGTGTGCATCTCCTACCGGCCGAGGCCCACCCGGCCAGTAGTCGCGCTATTGGCCGCTTCGGCACCGTTGTCCCTGGCCAAGGCCGAGAGCCACCAAGCGGACAGTATGCGCGATATAGACCGGTTCGCACACCTCATATACCTAAATCACCGGGTGCCATAGAGGCCCGCAACACCCATAAGGCCAGGTCAGCGGTGGTGCTCGAGCGGCGCCGGCAAAGGCCTAATGGGTATATGGCACCGGCCGCATTTAGTAAATGCGGAAGTCTCCCACCGCGGCGGGTGCGTGGTCGTAGGCCCACAAGGCCACGGTGGCGGCCGTGAGCGCCGAGATGGATGTGGCGCTTTGGCGCCGACCCCAAGCCCAGGCATCACCCAAGGCCCGCCGGGCCGCCACCGTCACGGCCTCATCAAGTGCTCGGTGCGGCCGCACCTTGACCTTGGCGCCAATGATGTGCTCAAGCATCGATGCGCACGCGGCCGCATAGTCCCGGCTCTTGATCCCCTCGGCCTCGGCGCCCGAGCGGTTGAGCACATCGGCCACGTCAAGCGCGGGCCCGGCGGCATCAAAGGCCATGGCCAGTGGTGACCACTTGGCCGCAAGCTCGGCCATGCGCTCGGGGATCCATGCCACACCGGGCCGGTGGTCGGCCACCTCAAGGTGCGCGGTGCCAGCATCGTCACGCCATGCCGCGGCAATGGTGCCATCGGATCGGTCAAGCGCCACATCAAAGCCGAGCGCCACGTTGCCCGGCGGTGGCATCGGCGCC